AATAGATCAAGCGGCATTTTGGACGTTATGGGGTTTAAGATTTGATGAATATATAGATTATGAGTGTATGTTATTGGAAATTAAGGCAGACTTGGGTGATGACAAGTTTAGACAATTGATGGAAAAACCAGAAAAATTGAAACGTTTAGGTATATTCTATCAGCAAACGGGTAAACTGAAGTACTTACTTAGAAGAGTACGAGCACGTATGTCAGGTCTAAATGATAAAATAATCACTAGTGTCAAAAACACAGATAACTTCATCATCAAGTTTTTCAAGAAAATAGTTGTAAAGTGCACTAGTGTATTAGACAAGCATCCTAAGCTCAAGTTGTTTTTGATGGTTTCAGGATCTTTGGGTGCAGTATTTGGATTATTCAAAGTCATTAAATACATGTTTCCTGAGTATGTTGATAAGATCGAAACAAGTGTTGGTCAGGCTATGGGTTTGGTCAAAGATAAAGTGGAAGAATATCGGGAATCTGCAAATGATTATTTGTTGGATAATAAATTGAGATGTATCGACGAAGGAAAGGATAACTGGACGGAGACTATGAGAAAGTTTATGTCTGGTTTAAGTGAGCGAGCTGGTGCCATATTTAATATTATGATGGGAGGTAAAGTGTATAAAGGTTATCACATATCAGCTCGTTATAACGGAAGTACTGTTACCGCAGAGGACTGGTTTTATAAGGCTGATAACCCTACGGTAGTGAGATTCTTACCTGATGGCACAACATTGAATTTTGTTGATGCTGAGACAGGGGAATTAATTACGCATGATATTAAAGGAGCGCAAGAGGTTGCCTTCTAGCAAATTGACTCCGGTACCAAGGGTCGAGGACAACAGTCTAAACAAAAAAATAAAGTTGTTTCTTACTCTATGAAGGATATTGCGAATGTACAACCACAAGGTTGTACTGACCCTAATGCTAAGGAAACGTTGTTTGCGATAGTTAAGCACAACCAGTATACTATCCATGTTCCTAATAAGGATAGGAAAATAGGTATAATCACTTTTATCACTGGCCAGATTGGTATGTTCCCCTACCATTTCTTGAAGTTTTTCCAGAATGAATTAGAATGTGATCCGGAAAATTATAATGAGAACACTATAATTGAACTCAGGAATCAATATAGTGGTCGTAAATATAGTATACCATTAGAAGTATTCTTAAGTGCTAAAGTATTCCCTAGGTTTGAAAGTAGAGATTTGTGCTTTGCTTTCTTCCCAGGTGTTATTTGTCATAGGAACATTGTTAAGAATTTCATTAAACAAAGTGTTTTGAGTTCACCACATGATAAGAATATGTTCCTAGCAGTATTAGATCCAACAGCTCCAACTATTTATGCTTCTGAGTACGAATATTGGAAAGACTATATTGTGCAATGGGACACTTTAGACCCTGAAACACAATATACAGTCATTAATACAGCATATATAGTTGCAAGTACTAACGCTGGCGATTGTGGCGCTATTGGTAGTCTGAACAACCCAGCAATTGGTCCAGGTAAATTATTTTATATCCACATTGCTGGTTCCAAAGCTGATAACAAGGCAATTGGGACAGTAGTGACACAAGAAGATATGGAGTATGTGGTTGAACAGTTTCCTAAGGTGACTAGTATACCAACGCCTCAATGTGTGGAGTTTTTACCTAGAGATGATTCTGAGATCGTCATGGGTGTTTGTCCAGTAGCTAAGTTACCTAAAGTTGTATTTAACCCAAATAAAACAAAAATAATGCCATCTGAGTTACATAATGTAATTAAACACTCTAAGCTGGCTCCAGCTCGCTTAGGTGATTTTATACAAGATGGCGAGATCATTAGTCCACTTAAGATGGCTATATCTAAATATTCCGTACCTGGTTTTACGGTAAGACCAGCTATTTTAAAGCAGGCTTACAACCATATGGTTGCGACTGTGATGAATAGGAGTAAAGTCTACACAGATAAGACTATATTTTCTTTTGAGGAAGCGGTTCTAGGTCAACCTGGGGACCCATACAACAATAGTATTAATCGTAAATCTGGAGCTGGTTTGGATTTAGAATTTCCACATTTGAATAAAAGGGGAAAATTTGCGTTCTTTGGTGAAGGTGAAGAATATGATTTAGATAATCTAAATTGTGAGCGATTGAGAATGCTAGTACTACGGGACATAGATCAAGCTAAAAGAGGAATTAGGCAATTACACATCTTTTCAGATTATTTGAAGGATGAGACAAGGACTCTTGCTAAAGTGTACGAAGGTAGAACCAGAATGATATCGGGTGCACCATTACGTTTAGTAATAGGCACACGAATGTTATTCCTCTCTTTTTCTATCTGGGTAATGAGAAATTGTGTGATCAATGGGATGGCTGTTGGAGTGAACCCATACTCAAATCATTGGGATATGATTGTAAAGTACTTAAATTCAATTAGTAAACATAAGGTAGCTGGTGATTATAAGGGATATGATACGTCAATGTTCAAAGAATTATTGATGTGTGTACTAGAATTCATTAATACTTGGTATAATGATTCTGAAGAGATGCAGTTAGCTAGATATGTCTATTTTATGGAAGTATGGAGTTCATTCCATGCTTCAGGTGATACCTTATACCAGTGGTTATCTAAATTGCCAAGCGGACATCCCCTGACAACAATTATAAATTGTGTTGTGAATTTAATATTATTTAGAATTGTGTATATATTTGAAGTGGGCGATTTACATGATTTTAATGATAATGTAAATGTTTTAGTTTATGGTGATGATAATATCTTATCTATACATAATGATATTAT